GTTTCCCAGTCACGATCGAGAGGCGCTGAGAACTTGATGTAGAAGAACGGCTCTGTGATTTGGCCCATGAAAGCCGTCAACAGGCCCGCTGGTATGACTCTAGACACCTACTTCTCCTCCTGCGCCACCCCATCGAACAGTGACTGGTGTGTTTGCTGCTCTGATCATCAGCTCTGCGGACTTACGCACGCGTCTGGATCCGATGTCGAATCGATCACCTGCAACCACTATCGCGCCTGTGGCATCCGTGAACTGTCCGGCAGCGTCTTGGAATATACCGAACTGCTCTTCAAACTGAGTACCGATCTGCTCGGCCACGGATGTTACCTCCGCGTCGATTTGATCAAGCCTGTTCTGGCCAGCCTGGTTAACCGATGTCAGGAATTCTTCAATGTTCGGGAATCGGATTGCCAGTTCTTCGTCTGTGAGAATGCCTGCAGACTGTGAAACCAGAGCGTTGATCTGCTCAACCAATCGATTGACTTCTTCCTCAGTGCCTGCGCTCTGGATCTGCTGTGCCAGCGCCTCGGCCTGGAGAGTCAATCGCTCGAACCGTTCATCATGGCCAAGCGTTCGGAGTCTCAGCTGCTCGATGTTCTGCTCTGTGGTCTGCTCGATGGCTCTGCGCACTGACTCGATAGATGCCAGCGTTTGAACGACTGACTGGTTGAATGACTGTGTGCCTCTGGCCAGCTGGTTCATCGCCTCGATGCTGCCATCGAAGTTCATGACAAGATCCGTCAGCGCATCTGCCTGCGCCTGTGTTCTCTGCAGTGTTGAGAATTCGGCTTCTTCGCGCAGTCGTGCCCATTCCTGCAGTGGATCAACATCGATCTGCTCGATCAGCGTCAACGCGGCACCCAGTGCATTCATCTTTTCTTCGAGCCCATCAAACGACGAGGTCAGAACTTGTACGCGTGGATCCAGATTGGAAATGATCGCATCAAGGACAGGCTCGAGGAATTTGCCATTCTCGACTTCGTCCACATCGATGTTAAAGCTGCGGCCTCTCAGTGAATCAACCACGGCTCTCTCTGTCTCGGCGTCCAGAATGCCTGCCAGTGACGAGAAGAACGTACGCGTGAGCTGTTCAGCCTGTGGTTGCAGCTGTTCGAAGAATGCTGCATTCCTGTCAAAGATCAGCGTCTCGAGGCCGAGTGCGTTGTTGAAGATGGAAGGGCGGCCGCCGCGACCAAACGCATCAATCGCATCAGATCCAAAAACAAGCTCTGAATCCCTCGGAACCCGATCACTGTCTGTTCCAACCAGACCGCCCAGTGCGCCACCAATAAGACTGCCTATTGCTGTACCCAATGGGCCGAATGTGGAACCAAGAGCGCCGCCGATCGCACCGCCGATTGTGGAACCTAAAGGATTGCCACCAGTAATCCCACCAGCGATTCCACCAAGCTGTGCGCCTTGACCCAAAGCACCGAAGAGTTCGGCAGCGCCTTGGTTGTTCCCAAACAATCCACCGAGTGTCTCCTGCAATCCCTCGGAGGATCGCAGCATCTCGCTGATTGCTGATGTGTATTTGCTTGGAACTGCCCGCAGGAAGTTGTCGAACCCTTCAAGGCCTTGTCGAGCCGAGTTCTCCATGGTCTCACCGAGAGTGTCGACGGCCTGGATGCCTGCCTCGAACTGCTCCAGCATGCTCTCTGTTGCTTCGGTCACTTCTTCAGTGGCCGGCGCTAATTCGCCGTAGACTTCATCCAGCGCTGTCACCTTGGCGATGTAGTCACCGAGTGTGATTTCTCCGGCTTCAAACTGTTCTGTCAGGATCTGGTAGGCGCGTTTGATCGTCTGGAGCTCCCGCTCAGACTCTGACAGCGATTCGATCAATGCCTTGGCTGATTCGGTCAGCTTGTCGACCTGTTCGCCTGTGGTACCAACAACGCCTCCGACTTCCTCGATGCTCGGTGTTGTGTCCTCGAGCTGCTGTTTCAGCTCTTCCAGAACCTTCACTTCCTTGTCGATCTCGGCATTCAGCGACTTGATCTCGCGCTCCATGTCGCGAATTGCGCCGCCTGTGATTCGTTCGCTCTGCCTGGACAGGCCTTCGATGGTCTTTTCCAGCTCCGCGACCTGCACTTTCATCGATTCAATCAGCCGTGTCTGCGCTGAGACGGCTGTAACGATGTCATTCTGTGCGATGGCCTGCGTAAACTCCTGTTGTGCAGTTGTGGCCGATTCTACGGCCTCTGTGTAGACGTTGATGTTGTCGCTTGCGGCGTAGAGAGCACCGCCCAGAGACGCAGCAAGGCCGATAATCAGCGAAAGTGGCCCGCCCATCGTCTTCAACACCAAACTCAGCGCCTTGGCCGTTGTGGTGAGGTTTCTGAAACCTGTAATCACTGCTGCAAGGAGTTTTCCTGCGATCAGAGCAGTAAATGCGCCGATGATCAGATCCAAGTTCTCAACGACCACAGCGATGCCGTTGGCAAATTTCGTCACCGCATCTGATTCGCGCAGCCTGGTTAAAAATTCATTGAAGGTTGGCAGCAGTTTCCCGGTCAGCGTGATCACCACGCCCTGGAACTGTGCTTTCAGGTTTGTGATTTCCTGATTGAACTGCGCTGACTGTCTGGCCACGTCACCACTGATGACGGCACCAAACTCCTCGGCTTGGTTCATGGCGGCTTCGATGCCAGCCACGCCATCGTTCATTAATTGCAGAAGTTTGACGCCTTCGGTATCGAAGAGGGAGAACGCCAAGCGCACGCGTTCGCCTTGCTGCGGGATTCCTTCCATTGCCCGGGCGATCTCGAGGAATTGATCTTCAGGCGCAAGCGCGGCCAGTTCCTTCGCTTCGACTCCGAGAGCCTCGAGCGCTTTCGCTGCCGTTCCCTTGCCTGTGCTGGCCACCTCGTTGAGGCGTCGGGTCATCCTCTGCAGGCCGACCTCGAGCGACTTCACCGGGACGTTCGCGCCCTCGGCTGCAAATGCTAGTTTGCTGAAGCCTTCGGCGCTGATTCCTAGTCTGCGTGTGAGTTTTTCGAGATTGTCAGCTGTATCAATCGTCGACTTGACCAGCGTGGTCATGCCTCCGACTGCTGTGATTGCTACAGCGCCGATGGTTTTGAATGCGCGTGAGATGTTCTGTTCGATCTTCCTGGCAGCGCGTTTCGTCTCACGATCTGCGAGACGATACGCTTTGCCAAGGTCTTTCTCGAACTGGGCGGTTTTACCGCCTATGTTAATCGCTAGTGTACCCAGTCCCACTGTCATCGGTTTGTCCTTGCGTAGCGTTATGGGCCTGTGCCCAATTCAACCACATTTGCGCCTCTTGCTCGGGTGAACGCTCGACGCTCTGGTGGTACAGCATGAACTCGGTGACTTTGAACGGGTTTGGTCTACTCTTCTTGTTGCGATTAATGTTCGCAAGGGTTGAGAGCAGCTGCCCTGACCGGATGTCTGCAGCCATTTCTCCAAACGGCTTGTGTGCCATCATCTTGCGCCAGTCCATGTACTGTCTGGTCGTCAAGGTGTCCAGCATGTAATCCGGGTGAGGGAAGCCGAGAGCGAGACACAGAAAAAAGTCTATGTCTCGCTGTCCTTTCCCGGCTCTTCCTCGTCTTCAGAGTCCTCGAGGGTGATCTTGTTGAATTTCTCAATTTCAGCAAGGATCTCGTTGACGTCCTCGATCTTCATCTTGGCGACGTCATTGGCTTTCAGAAACGGCTCGTGCGTGTCTGGATCCACAATGCTGTACGGAATCAAAACGTTCAAGTTGTAGCGCGACAGACCTTCCAGATCGAACTTGCCGTCCTTCATGGCCATTTGCAGCTTCTGATGTGAGACTGCTGCGCTCATTTCCTGAATCGTGACTTCCAGTTCGCTGGTCTTCGTTTCGAACGTGTGCAGTCGCTTCGCTTTGATCGCGTCCAGATTGGCTTTTGAGAGTTTCATTCGGATCTCCTGTTACTCGGTACCCTGTGTGATGGCTCCCGTAACCTTCAGGGTAACATTTGCCCGAGCTGCATCATCCGTCGAGAAATTCCACTCGAACGCTTCCACGTTCGCGGCGAAATCAAGAACAATGATTGAGGCATCTGCCGTTGCAGCATCCGGCAAGCGGATACGGAAGTTTTTGGAATCGGTGCCGGCCGCCAACGTCAGCAGTTCCTGATGTCTTGCATGCTCGGGATCCCAGACGATTTCGAATGTCGCCTGACCGTAGTCCTGGATACCCTGCAAGAATCGACGAGCTGTGTCGTTCAGTGCGGTGATCTCGATCTGTGTGGCTGTGGTACCACCCGGACTGAGATTGTTGACGCCTGGAATCAGAAGGTAGGAACCCGGAGTGCCGGAGTCCTCCATCTGGAACTGTACGCCCTTGGTATGAAATTCTGACATGACTATGTCCTCCTAACGAATAAAAGCATCACAATGATCAACCTCGGTTGTCTTGAATCCGGGTCATACACTTCTTCTGAGAACTCCACGTTGCCCATGTCTTTCAGAGCGTTGACGACCTCCACACCGATGGTTTCGCATTGAGGGAAATCGTCGCTATAAACGTCCAGTCGTACCCTGTGACGTACGAGGCTGGTCGCGTCATCGAGAGCGTTCTCTGGCGTGGCGATGTCCACGTGGTATTGCACGCGTGTGTCGTTTGTTCCAGAGGCAGCTCTGCCATGATAGATGTTGTCAGCGCCCACAATCGCTGTCAGCGCGGCATGGCCGACAAGCGCGTCATAAATGACTTGTGATTTAGCGATTGGCATCTGACACCTTTTTCTTTAATACCTCGACTGCACGTGAAAGCGCAGCCTCCTTTTGTGCTTCGAAGGCCTTGCCCATGAAGCCGATGCCGTCGAGTTTATCAGATCCGAACTCTTGCCAGAACCAGTAGAAGGCTTTCTTCTTCACGTACACCTGGATCAAGACATCATAGTCTCCGGTCTTTCTGGCATTGCGGCGAGAGATTGACGCTTCCATATCACCCGAGTCTCGACGTTCGCGTGATCGGATCTTCGCGTCCTTGACGAATGGCAGGCCTGCGGCCATGAGTGCGGATTTGAGAATCTTGTCCTGCAGTTCAAATGTGAACTTGCGCATGTTGCGCTCGAGCTCCCGCAGACCCTCGACTTGTCTAACTGGGGGCATCGGAATCTCTCACGGGCTCACAGATGATGACCACTTCACGGTTCACATCGTACAGCTTCCGCACGGATTCGATCTGGTAGATCACCGATGTGTGTTCGAATCGGATCTGGTCTTCTGTGGTGATTTCGTATCCGGGATACCGGACATTGACCTCGAACGTGTCATTTTGATAGTGGCGGTCTTCGTTGAATGCTGAAGTACCACCCAGTGGTTTGATTGAAGCCCGGAGAGGTGTCGGATTTGCCGCGTGCGTGACCTTCACAAACCCGGATGCATCCTTGGCTTCTGTTGGCTGTAACACTGAAATCTGGTGACGACGCTTTCCGGGCTGCATATCACTAGCCTTTCTTTGTGTCGGACTTCTTCGCGCCTGGGTCGGAGGTTTCCTTGCAGTAACCGTCTGCAATGAGCCCTCTGGCAATGATCGGATCGATGTTCTTCACATCGCCTTTGTTGCCACCGCCACCAGCGCGGAATCCGGTCTTAATGAATTTTACCCACATGTTCTCTCTCCTCAGAGGTATGGTTTCATGGAATAAAGGCCACGGATCGAATCAAGGTGTGGATTGTCTTCCAGCTTGACGGGAACCTGGCCTTCGCGATTTTCGTAGAGGTCGGTGCAAACCATCTTGATCGCGTTGAGGAGAGGTTTCGGGATGTTTGCGACTGGCCATCCGGCTGTGTATTCAACCTCGATGGGCTCTCTCCGATCACTTGAGATCGTTGGCAGCGAGATGTTCGGTTTGACCATCAACTGCGTGTGCTTGTCGAATTTGATGATCTCATAGTTGTTTACATCGAGAGTCTGCTGGACATCGTCCTCGTCCCAGTATCGAATCTCGACGATTGCGGTTGCTGGCCCTCTCATAAACGTGGTTTTCAACGGCCACTGGCTGTAAGAACGCACCCACGTTTGCTCGGGTATGCTGATGTAGAGTTCTTCCTCTAGCAGCTCTGTTGCCGTCAGGACGAACCCGTCAATCATGGAGTCATCGAGGCTTGTGTCGACGTACAGATGTTTTTTGGCATCTGCAGTCGACACTGCCTGATCTCCGGGTGTCAGAAGAACCAAAGACATCGGTTACGAGGCCTTCTTGGTGGTCTTCTTGAGGTGGCGATTCATTCGCTTGATGCGACGTGCCTCGCCTGCTTTCACAGCCTTTGCAGTGGCTGCTTTGCCTTTCTTGTAGGCGTCGACCTCGGTCTTCTTGAGTTCGGCCTTCGCCTCCATGAGTTGAGTTTCTGCCTCGACAGGCTCACGCGCATACCCTCTTTCCTTGAAGCGCTCTGCTTCTTTTTCATCATCGAAGGTGCACGGATCCCCGGCAACATATGACACGCCCTCTTTGACCATTGGTGTGGTCATGATGAGCATGATTGCGACTTTCTTCTTTCCGCCCATTTTGATTGCGGTGACCATTGCTGGCCACCGCCCTACTGTTGTCCGGGCAAGGGTTCGCGTTGGCTTACGCCTGCTGCAGCACCTTGATCGGGTTGGTTCCGGCGTCCAGAAGTTCAGAATCCTGACGCATGAAGGCGATGAAGCCCACCTGACCGTAGTCGGCGTACCGCTCCGTCAGTCGCAGGACGAAGATGCCCTGAACGTCTCGGATGTAGTACTTCTTGTGCTGACCGAAGGAGATGGTCTTGTTGCCAGTGGCGATGTTGGCCATGTGGTCGTTGATAGCGTACTGGTCCCCACTGATCGTGACTGGGAAAC